TGGAGTTCCTTATATTAGGAATTCAATGAAAGATGAGAAGGACATTATTAGATTATTAGAATTTGAAGTGTTATTAAGAAGTGCTATTAATACAGGGTTACCTTTTAAATGGCGGGACATCCTTTATGCCAATGGGTTTGGTAAAAATATTTCTACAACAGCTTCAGAAAGTAAAGTGTGTAAACATACAGGAGACGAAGAAGAATTAATGGGAGAGTCTGTATATGAGTATATAGAGTCAAGTTTGTATATAGTGGATATTGAATATTTAAAGAATTTACATATTATTCCTACATGGTTTACAGACATAGAAACTGCTGTAAAGGAGAATATTATGAATAGTATTCTATATAATCCTAGTTTATATAATAAAAAACTAGATTTATGTTCTGGAAGTGTAGAATTAACTTCTCCAGAAAAGAATTTAATTATTATAGATATTTCTAGCAGTATTCCTAAAGCTATTTCTAAAGCAGTGTTATTATTGGCTAAGACAATGGCTAGCCAGTTTTATGCTGATTTGTTAATTACAGGTTCTAAATCCACTTTGTATGATTATACAGAAATGGATAAATTAGATGTCACTAAAATATATGATGAAAATGAAATGGATAATGATCAGGTTCATTTTGTTAAATTAATCAGTACATATAGAAAATACAATACAGTAATTTCGTTTGGGGATAATGATAATCCAGGACATTGTTGGGGAAATACTTATAATAGTGGTACAAAAACTATATCTTTAGAAGAGGGTAAGAAATTAAATAAATGGGACGTAAATAGAATTTATAGTTTTCATACAAAATCTTCTAAAATAATCACAGCTTATGCAGAGTGGTTTTCTACAGAAGATATAACATATATGGATAAATGGGTAACCTACTTATCGTAGGAATTTTAAATTAGGGTTTTCAAAAATGGTTGATATATTTATTAAAAATTAAAAATTAAAAACAAAATGGCAAATTTATTTGTAACAAAAGACAATTTAGTATTAAAAGGAAATGGCTATTTAGTAGCTAATGAAGGTGGAAAAGAAGTTCCAGTAAATCATGAAGAGTTTGTAGCATTGCAACAGGAAGCTAACACTTTAGTTAGATTGGCAGCAAAGGTAAAAGACACAGATTTTACAGTAAAAAAAGTTAAAACTTTTCAACAAGTAAAAGATGAAGTGACAAAAGAGTTGCAAGATGAAAATAAAAAGTATGTAGAAGTTTCTACAAAAGTAGAGAGACCAATTACAGAAAGTTTAGCTAAAGAAGCTTTAGCTTGGCTTAATTTTGAACAAGAAGGAACAAAAGCAGAAAAAATTAACAAAATTATGCAACGTTTTAATTTGTTACAAGAATTTTCTGAATTTGGAATTTATTTTTCAACAGACAAAATTGTTAAATTATCTAAAATTTATTCAATTGAAGATGTATTAGAGGCAGTGAAAGTATTAGAACCACATTTAACAGCTTAATTTTTTAACATTTATTTTAAAGCCACATATGAAATATTATGTGGCTTTTTTATTTAAACAAACACAATGAAAAAACATTTTGACAATGCATTAGACTTTTTAAAAAAACAAGATGTAGCAGGTTGTATTACAGGAAGCTGTATGCTTGGCTATATGGAGGGAGAAAAGCAAGACATAGATGTATTTACATACAATGAGGCAGCTTTTACTAAAATGATATATTCTCTCTATCATAATAAAATGTTCCTACTCCTAGAACCAATGGAGCAATGGAAATTTAAAGACTGGACAGAAAATCCTTACAAAGGCTCATTAAAGAAACTAGGATTGGTGAGTATTAAGTTTAAATATAATATGCTTATTGATGTTAATATTATATTCAAAGAAAAAAATCACACAATATTTGATGTATTAAGCAGCTTTGATTTAGATATTATATGTAAAGGTATAGACATTCAATCTGGTAAAATATTAGATTTGAGTGAGAACAATGGAGAAAAAGTGGCTACATGGAATAAATGGAATAAGACATTCTACAATCCTAACATATGGGCTGTAAGTAGAATTCTTAGACAATTTGGAAGAGTGATAAAATATCACAAAAGAGGATATAACACTGATGCAATGACTCATAAGTATATTGAAATACTTCAAGGAATGATTGAATATGAAAATATATTTACTAGTGACAAAGTGGATGAGAAGGTGTTAAATGTTAAAACCAATAGCAAGATATTAATCACTATTTTAAACCAATGGTTAGCTACACACAGTATTACAGAAGATGAAATAAAATTAATTGAATCAACAATAAAAAATCTATAATGAAACAACAAAAATTAACAATTGAAGAATTATTAAAATCTATGCTTACATTAAAACCTGAAGGTGGTGTGAGTGATAGCAAAAGAATATTAGAGAATTCTCTTGAGACATGGAGAAGAATAGGTGAAGGTGATAAATTCTCTGATTTATTTGATAATACAGAAGAAGCAGAAAAAGCAATAAAAGAGTTTACGGACAATAACAGTTATTCAGCAATAGCATAATTATGGAACAAGAAATAAAACAATTAAGAGAAAAGTTAGCTCTTTTGATATTAAATACTCCTAGTGGAGCAACTAGAAATGAATTCACAGATATTTCAATATTATTTGAAAACATAATAAACAATTAAACAATGACAAAAATAGAACAATTACAGAAATTTATTAAGGAAAATGGGCTTCAATTTACTGAAGGAAGAAGAAATAGTGATTTAGTGGTGTTATGTGGATATGCCTTATATATAGAAGCTACAAGTGATGATTGTGCTGAATCAATTCCAAATGAAGTTTGTGATTCAGAATTAATGAATGAATTAGATAGAGTGTACGAATATGCTGAAAATAACAATTATGGTAAATGGTGGAAAGTTCATGCTAATAGAAACACTTATAAATTTTCTTAAATGAAATCATTCTTATTATCAAGTAAAACAAATACCCCTACTTTAAAGTGGGGGTTACTTCCAAATGACACATATTTTATAGGAAATGTACCAGAAGGATATTATTTAGCTGTTAGTCCTTCTGATAAATATATAGTGGTGGATATAGACAATAAGCCAAAAGGTTGTGGGTTTGATCATATTCCTTTAGAGATTATGGATGAGCTGGAACAAAGCTTACATTATACAACTAAGTCTAGAGGGATGCATGTATTTTTATTGTATACTGGAGATAAGAATTTAATAAATAGAACTTCTAATATTTTTGTTGACCTCAGAACCTCAAAGGGATATGTAAGATATTATCATAGTGTTCCTATACAAGAATGCATGCATTTGATAAAAGAAACATCAAAAGACTTAAATTTGTGGATTGAAAACTTATTTGCATGACAAAAAGAGATGAAATACAACAAGAATTAATAGATAAAATATCTAAAAATTTTAAAGGAATACATAGAATTAGTATTAGAACAGGAAAATGTAGAATATATTTAAAATCTATTCAAGAACATAGTAAAAATTACATTTCTAATCCTAGAATATTAATTTTATATCCTAATATAGATATTAAAAAATCTTGGATGGATGAATGTATTAAATTAGATTATTTTCCTGACATCACTTATTCTACATATATTAGTGTTGATAAAATACTTGATAAAAATTGGGATTACATTGTAGCTGATGAAGCTCATTTAATTCCTGAAGAAAACATTCTTCCTAAAATAGGAGAATTAATTCAAAGACATAGTAATACAATATTAGCTTCTGGAACATATTCTATAGATACTTTATTTGCTTTATCTTCAGCTACTAATATGGATTTAAATATTGCTTATTCTACAGACCAAGCTATAGAAGATGGTATTGTCAATAATTTTAATGTGTATGTACACACTTATCAATTAGACAACTCCACTAAAAGATGGTTTGGTAAAGTGAAGAAATGGCAAGCTACAGAAGCTAAAGAATGTGCTAGATTAAGTAATAGAGTGATGAATAGTAGTGGAGAAAGTAAGAAGTTTGCTGCTTTAAATAGAATGAGATTTATTAATAGTTGTGATAGTTTGATAAATTCTGTTAATAAGTGGATTAATAGTAATAAAGACCAAAGATTTTTATTATTTGCAGGAGACGAAAACATTGGAAAAAAATACAATATTCCAATGTACAATTCTAAATCTAAGAATGATGATGTATTAAAGGAATTTCAAGAAGGCTCTATTAATCAATTATGTCTTATTAAAAAAGGTGGAGCTGGAATTACTTATCCCACTCTCAATACAATTCTCATTACAGCCATTAATAGTAATGGTGAAGCTCTTGAGCAGCAAATAGGAAGAAGCTTGTTAATGGATACAGATGAAGCAAACATTCATATATTTGTTAGCTCTGAACCATTTCAACAAAAATGGTTAAATAGTGCATTAGAAAGTATAAATAAAGAAAGAATTAAATGGTTATAAAAAATTTAGGAGAATTAGAAGAGAAGAAATCTGACAGATATGGGTGTTTTGAAGCCTATAATGCAGAAAAACAATATTTATTTTATAATGAAGAAAAAGAAGAATGGTGGATTTCACCAAAAGAAACTATAAAATTAAACAGTTGGGAATTTGATATTAAAATACATCCAAAAACATTTTTAACTATATACATTTCAGCAGATAGACCTTGGAATAAATGTGATAAATTTAAAATTAAATTTAAAGGAGATGAAAACTGGATAACTGTAAATAAAAAATTTCTGAATAATAAAATTTCTTATAAAGAATTAGATAAAATTATTCGTAATTCTAGTAAAAAATTAGTAAATTTGTAAAAAATAAAATATGGCAGAAAAAATAAAAGATGATGTAATTCTTCCTGATGAGATTAGTAAAGTGGAAAGTACAAATCCTAGAGATTTAGTTTTGATTTCAATTCCTAAGACAGGAAAGGGAACCATAGCAGCCTCTTTAACAAAAGAAAAAAATGCTTTAGTATTAGATTTAGAGAAAGGCGGTTATGAGTTTTTAGAAGCAAGAAAATTAAGTACATACACCTCTCAAGATACAACTAAATGGGAGTCTTTTCAAAACTATGTTAAATACAGAAAAGCTTTATTAGAAAATAAAGGAAAATATGATTATTTAATTGTAGATGGATTAACAGATTTAGATGATTTATCAGAGATAGGGGGCACTTTAGCTTATATGAATGGTATTATAGGTAAGAAGTTTAACAGAGATGCTGCTGGTAATAAATTAGATTATGATAATCCTGAATGGAAATCTGTTTTAACACTTCCTGATGGTGCAGGTTATCAACACACTAGAAAATGGTTTCTAGAACAATATGAAACATTTAGACAAATAGCTCCATATAGAATTTATATGGCTCACGTTGCTGATAAATACATTAAAGACAATGGTAAAGAAGAAGTAGTAGGAAGTGAAATAGCACTTGTTGGAAAACTTAAAACAATCTTTGCCAGCAAGGTAACTGCTTTAGCTAAATTAACAGCAGAAGGAACAGAAAGATATTTAAACTTTGATGTTCTTAATGATAGCATTATAGCTGGAAGTAGAGTTCCTCATTTAAAAGGAAAGATATTAATTTCTAAACAAGATAAAAATGGCAAAATAGAAACATTTTGGAATAATATTTACAATTAATAATTAAAAAACAAGAAAAATTATGGAATTAAAAGGTAAAAAAAGAGAACAATCAACAGGAGAAAGTAGTAAGTATGTAGGATTAATGGAAGCTAAAATTATAGCAGTAAATCCAAATGCTGAACAATACAAAACATTATTAGGAATTGAATTAGCAGAAGAAAGTAAAGCTACAGAGTATTTAGGAGAGAGTAAAGATGGTAATACAACATTAAGAATTGATTTCTGGATGGAGGATAATAAGTTTAATAATAAATTTAAAACAACATTCTTCTTAGAAGATAAGATAAGACAGAACAAAGATGAAACTAAGACACAATTTATTAATGAGAGTGGTGCTACATCTTGGGCAGAAAATGAAGAATCATTAAAGCCTTGGTTTGTAAAAAGAGAATTTAGAGAATGCCATAGTGGAGAAGGAGATTTATATGATTTTATTAGAGTGTGGCTTGGTGGAATTGATTATATGGATGCAGATAATTGTGTTCTAATTGATTGGAAGAAATTAATGAAAGGAAATGTAAAAGATTTAAAAGAACAAATTGATGGAACATTTAGTAATAGTTTTTTAGCTTTAGCTACAATTAAATCTGTAATTAAAGATAATGATGGAACACCAGAAACTAAACAATATCAATCTGTATAT